GAAAAAAGCCCGCCCGGGATCTCCGGGCGGGCTTCTGCTTTTCTATGCGGTTTTAGAGTTTCGTGACGTAGTCCAGAGAGATCCAGCCCGCGCCGCTCTTGAGCTTGCCCCACTTGGTCGCGCCGGGGCCTGCGGCTTCGGCGACGATGGTGTAGATGCCCTTGCCCTTGATCTGGCCGGCGACGCCGTAGTTGGTGCCGGGGCCCTTGCGGATGTTCAGCACGTCGGCCGTCGTCCGCACGCGGTAGCTCGTTGCCGTGCCGGTGCTGCCGGTCGAGATGTCCGCAGCGTTTACCCAGCCGTAAACGGTGGAGCCGCCGCCGCTGACCGCCTTCAGGTGGTACGGGTGCGCCTTTCCGGCCGCGATGGCTGTGATGGTGGCCTTGCCGGGCTTGCAGGTCTTGGCGTCCTTGGCTGCCGCGCTGGTGTAGTGCTGCGTGCCCTTGAAGTCGACCACGTCGCCGACCTTCAGGTCGGATGTAGTGCCGCCCGAGGTCTGGCTGCCCGTGCTGCCGCCTGCATCCTTGACGCCGAGGCGCTTGTTGACTTCGGCGGCGATCTGGCCGTGGCGGTTGTAGAGGTAGTCGCCCGGGCAGCTCTTATTTGCGTAGTCCCTGTGTACGGTCATGTTGCAGCCGTTCAGGTGGTTCACGCGGTCGTTTTTGCTGGTCGACCAGGCGAGGCGCTTGATGCCGTTGCGCTTGCAGATGTCGGTCACGAGATCCAGCAGCGCGGCGTATGCCTTCGCGGAGACGGGCCAGTCAGGCGCGCCGCCGTTGTTGGCGACTTCGATGGTGACGGCCCGCTGGTCGTTGGCGTTGGACGAGGTGCACCACGAGCGGTTTGCCTCGTCGACGTACAGGGCGATCCGGCCGTCGGTGCCGATGCCGTAGTTGCTGGACGCCTGCCGCGCAGAGTTGGCGAACAGGTTGCCGCAGGTCTCGACGGAGCAGTTGCCGGCCATACAGTGGATCGTGATGGTGTCGATCTTCTTGGTGCGCTTGCCCGAGTGGTTCGGGCTGAGCTTGGTGTAGACCACCAGAGGGCTGTTACTCATTGTCGTCTCCTTTCCCGCCGGTCAGCTCGTCGAGAGTCTCGTCAGTGACGGTCTCGCCGGGCTTCAGCTTGATGTCGTCGGTGTTCTGGTTTTTCATGGGTTTGCCTCCTTTGCAAAAAGAAAAAGGGCGGGCCGGAGCCCGCCCCTCTCCGTCATTCGATAGTCAGGCCCTCGGTGTTGAGCTGCTTGACTGCTGCCTCGATCGCGTTGATGACGCTCTCCTCGTCGACCTTGAAGCCCTTCTGCTTCAGGAAGTCGATGACGTACTGCTTCTTCTCCTCGCCGCGGCCGGCGCCCTTGTAGAGCTGCTCAGCGGCAGCGACGCCGATCTTTACCCACGCGGTCAGCTCCTTGCGCTGTGCCTCGGTGGTCTGGCTCTTGAGCCACGGGATCAGGAAAACGCTCACGCCGGCGCCGATCAGAGCGATGGCTGCGTTGACGATAGGGGTGATGTCGATGGTGTTCATCCTTTTGCCTCCTCATTGTTGAGAGTGTCCCCGGACGGATCCGGGAGCGGGTTGCCGTCGGCGTCGAGCCTGTGGCGGTTTCGGCTGATTTTCTCGCCGAGGCTCTTGCCGGCGTATGTGATTAGATAGCCGACGCAGGCGGTGAAGATCGTGCCGGTCACTTCGCTGACCGGGTCGCGCCCGAAGGCTGAGAGCAGGTAGGACGTGGCTGCGCTGAGGCTTGCCACGATGGCCGCCCAGTATGCGAGCTTCTTGCTCGCCTCGATCTTCTTTTTCCGCTTGCGCCGGCGCTTCTTTGCGGCCATACTGCTCCACCTCCTCAGTCGATGATCGCGTGGATCCCCTGACTGGTGAGGAAGTCCTTCTGCGCGTGCTTGATTTTGGCAGCGTAGTCGAGGGCCGCGTGCATATCCCCGTTACAATGCGCGTCGGGGATGCGCTGCACGGCCCGGGCCGTCGCCTCGCCGAGGGCGATGGCTGCCGACGTGCCCTGAATGGTGATGATCTGGAGATCTTCACGGGCACGCTCTCGGGCCGCTGCCTCTTTCTGTCGTTTGGCCTCCTCGGCCTCCTTTTGCTTCTCGCGCTTCTGGATCCTGTGCTCGAGCATCCAGAAGCAGAAGCCGGTCGCGGCCGTCGGGATCCCCATAAGGACGACGAGCGCGCCGATGTTGATTTCGATCATTGTGTCACCTCATAAAAGCCGGAGGGCCGCAGGACGCGGCCCTCCTTGTTGTTGGGCTTACTCCTCGACGTCGTCGAAGTAGCCCATGTCGACGAGATACTTGTGCACGCGGGCCTTCAGCTTCGCGGGGACGTTGTCCTCGGTGATGCGGCCCATGATGATCTCGCCTGCATACAGACGTACCAGCATTTCACGCTCCTCCTTTCCTGCAATTTTTAATAATAGCCACGCGAGGGCCCGGGCGATCATTCGCTCGCCCCTTCCTTCGCGGTGCCAGCGTTTGCGGCTGCCTCGATGGCAGCGATGGCGTCCTCGACCTGCTTGCGCAGCTTCTTCGGGACGTCGTTGATGGTCATGGTGGAGCCTTCGCGGGTCAGCTCCCTGACGTACAGCTCGACGATCTTGCTCATGCTGTTACCTCCCCTCCGTCGCCGTAGACCACGTCGGCCAGCTCCATGATGCAGCCCTTCAGCAGCTCAATGGTGTCAGCCTGCTCGGCGATGGTTTTGTCCTTCTTGGCCTCTGCGGCCTGTTCGTCGTTCAGCTTTTGGATGCTGTCGGCTCTGTGTTTAATCATGCAAAGTTACCTCCGATCGACTGGATGTAGCAGGTCTCCGTAGCGGAGCCGCGGAGCAGCTTGGCCTTGACCTTGACGCCCCACGCTGCGGCCGTCTTGGTCTGGTTGGTGAAATAGTGCTTCTGGCCGGTGCGGGCCTTCTGTGTGATGTCCTCCCACGTCGGGCTCGCGTCGTTGCCGTTGTTGCAGATCCAGACCTGAAGCGTGCAGCCGGCCGGGAAATTGCCCTGAATGTTGACGAGGGCCTTGGTCGGCATGGCGTCGGCCTCCATAGCGAGGGTCTGCTCGAACTCGACGGACGTGACGGCCTTGGTGAAGGTCAGCGTGCGGGTGACGCTGGCGTCCTTGGCGTCGGTCGCCACGATCTTCAGGGTGTGGCTGCCGTTCACGACCTTCAGCCACGCCTCGGAGCCGATCGTCAGCGTGTTGGTCTGGCCGAGGGTCACGGTGTAGCTGCGCAGCGTGACGCCGTCCAGCATCTCCACGACGTCGACCTGATGGCCGTCGGCGTCGGTGACGGTGTACTCGTAGGACGGGGCCGCCGTGCTGAAGCTGCCGAGGGCGCCGTCCGTGCCGCTGATGACGGGCGGTCGGTTATTGGTGACGGTGCGGGTGGCGCTGGTGGTGTACGCACTCTCCGCGCCGGCGGCGTCGTATGCCTTGACGCGGTACTGCACGCTCGTCCATCCGTAGGTGATGGCGTCGGTGTAGCTGCGCGAGGATCCCTTGTAGATCTGCGCCCATGTGCCGCTCCCGACCTTGCGCTCCAGAACGTAGCCGGAGAGGTTGCCGTCGGGGTCGGTGGAGGCCGCCCACGAGATGCTCAGGTTCTCGCCGCCGAGCACTTCGCTCGGGACAGTGATGGACGACGGCGCTGTGGGCGCCTGATTGTAGATCACTGTATAGCATCCATCCGAGTCGACGGAGTCGGAGATCAGGAGATCAGAGGACAGATTACAAGCGGGGCGCAGGCCGTAGTAGCCGAGGCAGGCGACGTTCCAGCCCAGAGCGCCACCGGCGCTGACGTCGCGGGCGCGGTAGGCCGAGCCGGCATAGGCGTCCCGCAGCCAGTAGTACCACGCGGCACCAGAGCCCGGGTTGCTGGAATAGTTGGAATTGGCGACGCAGGAGGCCGTCACGGTGGCGATGCGGCTGTTGTTGTCGCTGAAGATCGCCAGCTTGCTGCCGCAGACGTGGTCGCCGCTCAGGCCGACCTCAGTGCAGGACAGGGGGAAGATCTTGTCCGTGCAGGTCTCCGTCCCGCCGCCGTCTGTGGAGCTCTTGCCGACCGTGATGGTGGTGTTCAGCAGAGCCGCCCGCTCGTTGGCGGTGAAGGCGTTCAGAAAACCGGCGAGGCCACTGTACGGGTTGGCGCCGTTCCAGACGTGGGAGGAGTCCGGCGTCTGGTCTGCGGAGTGCTGTGCGGTGTACCACTGGCCGGCAGCCGCGGGGCTGTTGAGCCACTGGCGCAGGTTCGAGTAGATGTAGCGGTTGTTGCCGTAGCCGCGGCGGTCGCTGTTGCCGTTACTCGGTTCTGTTGCGTCGAAGCACAGCATCTTGATGATCTGGTTGGTCACGAGCGTGACGCTGTTGGAGGGGTAGCCTGCGTGGTTCTTATCGGCCACGATCCAGACGATCGGGCTGCCGTACAGGCTGCCGAACTTGACCTTCGACTTGTTTGCGAGGTTGCTCAGTTTTTGGGCCATGAGTTGTGTCTCCTTTCGGTGATGGTTTGAGCTCCGGGAAATAGCTGAAGAAATAGGCGTCCATGTTCTGCCGCAGGTGGTAGGTGTTGCCGTGTGAGATGTGGCCCGTCCAGCTCGCGTAGGATTGCACGACGCTGTCGAGTGTCATCTTGCCGGAGTCCACCAGCCCGCGGAACTTGCGGATCTTGCGCTTCATGTTGTCGATGCTCTTGGCTCGCACTTTCCTCACGACCTTGCCGGTCTGCGTGAGGTAGGTGTGAAAACCGAGGAAGTCGATGCCGTTCTTCAGCGGGAGGATCTGCGTCTTGCCGTTCAGCCGAAGGCCGAGCGGCTTGATGTACGCCTCGATCTCCTTGAGTATCTGCCGGAGCAGCAGCTTGTCGCTGTGGATGATGTAGAAGCCGTCCATGTACCTGCCATATACGAGGCTGCGGTCATCCCTCAGCCAGTGGTCGAAGGCGTCCAGATAGAGCAGCGCGAGCAGTTGGCTCGACTGGTTGCCGATCGGGATGCCGGGGTCTGGCGTGCTGTCGATTATGAGCCACAGCAGCCACTCAGCGAAGTCGATCAGCTCGGGATCCTTCAGCCACTTCAGGGCCCGGCGGGCCGTTTCGTAACAGTAGGAATGGAGCAGGGTGTAAAAGAACTTTGAAAAATCGCCCTTCAGTACCCAGCCGTCGGCGTAGTCCCACTCGTTCATCGGCCGGGGCGGCAGGCCGGCAGCCTTGCGGGCTGCTTCGTCTGCTGCCTTTCGGCTGAAGAAATAGTGGCGCATGGCCGCAGCCAGACGGTCGAGGCCGTCGTGGGTGCCTTTGCCGATCTGGCCGGCGTAGTTGTCCCGGATGAAGCGCCGGGAGAACGCCGGCTCGAGGACGTTGTCGCAGAGCGAGTGCTGGACGACTTTGCCCTCGAAGTCGATGGCGAGGACGAGCCGCTCCTTGGGCTCGTACACCTTGAAGGGGTAGTAGGGCCCGAAGGAATAGTCGCGCCGCTGGAGCCTCTCAGAGAGGGCGACGGTGCGCTCGATGGCCTCCATGCGGTAGCGCATGGCGGTCGGGTTGTCGCGCTTTCCGCAGCGGGTTTTGCGGTATGCTTTGTAGAGCGCGATGGTGCTGTTTACGATATTCTCCATTGAAAAGTCTCCCCGCCGTGTATAGCTCCGGCCACGCTTTGCGTGCGCCGCCGGGAGCATCGGCGGTCTTGTGTTTACCCATGACCGGGCCGGTCAGACGGCCGCGGCTGCGGGAGGGATATGCCTTCCTTGGATGATGGGGCACAGTGTTTGCCGTCCGTCTCCGGGCGGTTAATAAGTCGGGCGATCCATCGAAGCGGGGCGCAGGCCGTTGTTGCCGTTGTAGGCGTTGTTCCTGTTCAGAGTGCCATCGGTGTTGACGTTGCGGGCGTTGTTGGCCGAGCCGGCACGAAAAAACAAGGCATACCCCGAGGGCCGCCTCACTGGTGACGCTTCTGCGCGTCCAGCTTGGCGGCCCTCTCTTTATCGGTTTTGTACCATTTGGCGGTCTGGTTCTTCACGCCGGCCGCCATCTTCGCCCAGTATGCAAAGGCGTCATCGCTGAAGCCGCTGAGGATCTCATGCGCGAGCTCGATGTGGTGGATCAGCTTTCGGCAGTTGCGAAGCGCCGACCGCTGCGCGCGATACCTGAGCTCACGCTCCTCGGGATCCGTCAGGAGCAGATCGTTGGCCTCCATCAGATCGGCGACGAGGTCGCTGGCCTCGTTCATCATCCTCTGTGCCAGACCGAGCCGCTCCTTCTTCGGGAAAACGGCCGGGTTTCTGGTCTTGATGTAGGTGTGTTTCTCGAGCTCCTTGGCGTCCGTGATGACCTGCATCTCGGGCAGTTTGTCACGGCCGAAGGGCGGGCGGCCTACATTGGCCCGCTCGTATGGCCGCGAGTGTCCGTTGCTTGCCGTAGTATCTCACCTCCTCGCCTTTGATTGTGACGCGGGCGCTGCTGCCGTCGTAGGTCTTGCCCTGAATGACGATGACGCCGTCCTCCCGCTTGCAGCAGGAGCAGGGCAGGGCCAGCTCGACGAACAGGTGCGCGATGATGCAGGAGGCTTCGGCCGGTGGGATCGGGGTGTAGTTGTAGCAGTTTCCCATCAGCACTCGAGCCTCCGCTGCCCTGTGTTCCAGATGCCGGATCTCACGGTCAGCCCCTCCAGATCGTCGAATGTGATCTGGAAGGGGTTGCTCGTGATGTCCGTGCAAACGAAGTCCCACAGGGCGTCGACCTTCACCTTCAGAGCGTTGTCAGCCGCGTCGACATACTCCTTCGTCGTGATGTCCTTCGGGTCGTCGACTGCTCCGTAGTGTTTCATAGGCCGGCCTCCTTACAGTGCGATGCTTGTGATGATGACGAGGATCGGGTTGGAGGGCGCGGCCGCGAGCGTGACCGTGACTTTGCCGTTGGCCGAGGCCGTGGCGTTCTCGAAAGAGACGTCGCCGATGACCTGCTCCTTGGTGGCGCTGTCGATCAGGATCACGCTGAGGATGTAGCCGGTGACGGTGAAGCTCTTGCTCGCCGCGTCGCTGAGGGTCTGGACGGTCTTGGTGACGGCCTTCGGGATCGCGGGCTTGTTCTTGATGAAGGCGTCGCTGTTGCCGTCTGTCTCGTTCCAGTCGCTCTGGACGTTCTTCTCAGCGTCGGCGGGAGCGTGGGCGCTCTGGCTGTGGTCGTATGCCGTCTTGCCGCGGTCGCCGCGGTAGGCGGTGCTCGCAGTCTCGCCGAGGGCGAGGTCGTTGCCGATGACGGCGTAGGTCGTCCCGCTCCAGCGGTACGTCTTGTTCTGGTACTCGCCTTCGCTCAGGATGACGTAGATCTTGTCGGACTCAGGCGTCAGGGCCGCGCCGCCGGAGGTTTTACTCAGCCAGTCGGCACCGAGGGCCGTGGCGCCGGTGCGGATGTAGGCGTCGACGACGTCGTCCACATAGCTCGGGAGCTGGTTGGCCGGCACCTTGCCGCCGCTGTCCAGCTCGGCCACGCCGCCGGCTGCGCCCTTTTCCGTTGCGGGGATCGCGCCGACGTCAGCGGCAGCGGACGGGATCGTCGGCTTGTCGCTCAGATCCTTATAGCTGCCAGAGAAGGCCACGGTCTTGAGGTCGCTGAAGAACTTCAGCACCTTGCCGAGCAGGACGCTCAGCTTCTCGCCGGAGGTGGGTGCCTCACGCTTGGTCGCTGCCTCGAAGGCGACGGTCACGTTGGAGCCGTCGCCGTCCGTGTTCAGCTTGCTGGTGTCCTTGGGATGGACGTGGTCGCCGCGCGCGAACGCTGTCTCGGAGCCGACGGCAGCGGTGCCGTTCATCTTCGGTGTGGTCGTGGATGCGACTGCGCCCTCGGGGACGTTCTCGGCCGTGATGAACTTGCTGTCGTTCTCGAGCTGCGAGAGCTTAGTCGGCACGGGGATCCATTTCTCGCCTGTCCACAGGTACAGCGTCAGGTCGATGCTGTTGAAATAGATCTGACCGAGCTTCGGGTTGGACGGAGGTGCAGCGAGCGGCTGCATGATGGCGTTTTGGATCTCATTCTGCGAGAGATCCAGATTTGTCAGGATTTTCACGAGTTTACCTCCTTAGTTGAAGTATGCAGTCCCGGAAAAGGCCGCGCAGAAGGTCAGGCGCACGGTGTTGTCGTCGAGGTAGTCGACCTCCCCGATGACCACAGTGCCGGCGCTGTCGACGACCGTGACGGCGGGCCGCTTTCCGAGGTTGTGGGCGATTGTCCACACCTTCGCTGCCTGCGCCTGCTTGTGGGTGTGGTGCCTGTCGTCCGTGATGCCGAGCTGCGCCGGCGTCATGTCGCCGATCAGCTCGTGCCCGTTGATCTTGGGCTTGTTGCGCAGGGCTTCGTAGTTTGAGGCGCTGCCGCCGCCCGTCTCCTTCATGGAGGCGGTCATGGAGGCAGGCGTCTCGGTCATCTTCGCCCCGAAGGTCTCCGCGCTGCCAGAGAACGAGGCATTGAAGTCGACGCTCACTTAGATGACGCCGTCCTTCAGGATCCGACTGAGCGGGGCGGTCATAATGTTGCTCGCAAACGCGCGCCCGTCCTCCGTCCTGCCGCGGATCTGCACCTCCACCTGTTGATCCTCGTCTGGAGACAGAGAGCCGAGCAGCAGCGTGTCGGCTTGCGTCAGGCTGACGGTGACGACCTTGTCGGTCGCGTCGACGCCCTCGTCCCCGAGGTGCTTGGTGACTTCCACCTGCTTCGGCGGGGCATAGGTGGCGAGCTGCTGCGTGCGGAATGTTACCCACATGGTCACGAACTCGCTGACGTCGATGTCACAGTTGATGGTGATGGTTGGTGTGGTGCCTCTATACATGGGCGGCCTCCTTTCTGGCCTTTGGCCGGTAGTTTAGCACTCGAGGCGCTGGAGTCCGCTGTTCCAGATGCCGGCCGTCAGGGTGATGCCCGTCAGGTCTGCAAACGTGATCTGGAAGGGGTTGGTCGTGATCTCGCTGAAAACGGCGTCCCACAGTGTTGCGATCTTGCTGGTGTTCTGGCCGACCGCGTTGCTCAGGTCATTCACCGACGCCTCGGCGGCCTGTGCGATTGCGATGGCCTGCCGGGCGAGCGCCAGAGCCTCCTCTGCCGTAGCCTGCGCGCCGAGGGCGATGGCTTTGTAGGTCTCGTAGTCCTCTTTGGTGGCGTAGGCGTCGGCGGGGATGTAGGCGGTCACATTGGTGGCCGTGCCGATCGCGGTGACGATGTCGATGGTTTTCTCGACGATGGTGGCGCCGCCGGAGGGCGGGATCCACTCGGCCAGATCGCCGCAGTTGCCGTAGCAGTACAGCACCTCGCCGACCTCGGGATCGGGATCTTCGGCATAAAGGCCGAGCTCGCGGTAGTAGAAGCCCTCGGTCTCGTCGCCGTTGGTGAAGATGCCGCCGACGGCCACGGTGCCGTCGCCGTTGATCTTCAGCTTCGTGATGTCGACGGTCGCCTTCGGGCTGACCACGCCGGTGAGGGTGCGGGGCGTCTGGCCCTCCTCGAGGTAGCCATCGCCGAGGACGATCTTGGTGTAGTTGATCTTCTGGCCGGCCACGCCCTTCGCCAGAACGATCAGGCCGGCGGTGGTGATGTCGTTGTTGATAAATGCAGCCATGTCTATCTCCTTTCCTTAGTCTGAGATGACCGCCGCGTCGGTGCCGATGCTGACGGTCTCGCGGTTGTTGTCGTGGACGACGGCCGCGTGGTAGATGTGGATCTCGTCGCTGCCCATGACGTGCACCTCTTGGGTGTGATCCCTGACGGCCATGCCGGAATAGAGGAACATTTCGCCGGTCAGGCAGATCAGGATCGCGTCGAGCCATGAGCTGCGGCGCTTGACCGTCCGCAGCAGTTTCAGGAACAGGTCGAGGTTGCTGTTGACGAGGCTCGGGTTGTCGCTCAGCACCTTGAAGTGATGCGGCTGCCCGCCGTACTGATACCACTCCCTGACCTCGCCGGTGCCGAAGTAGTCGGCCACGATCTGCTCCACGGCGTAGGGGGTGCCGAGCTTTGAGTAGACGCGGTCGCTGTTGCGGATGACGGCCCGCTTGGCTGCGATGGGCGCGGTGCTGTCATACCACTGGATGTTCAGCTCCCACGCCATCTCGTCGAGCTCTGCGTCGCTGAGCTGGTCGATCTTGTCCCACCTGCTCAGGAGCTTCAGGCGCGCATAGGCGTCGCGGCTGACGATGTCGCAGCCGGCGGCGAGGCCCTTGTCGCTGCCGTCCTCCTGCATCCACGCAGGCAGCAGCTTGACCATCTCGGTCTCATTGAGCCGCATTTACACCACCTCGCTCTCGACCTTGTGGCTGACGGTCAGGTGGCCGCTGAACTTGGCGACTTGCGTGTCGTCGAGGGCCTTGTAGGTCGGCTTGACGACGTCCGCGCGGAAGGCGCCGGTCAGGTTCTCTCCCCACGAAGGCGAGAGGATCCGCTTGCGGAGCTGGTCGGGGTTGATGTCCCGGCCGAGAGCCGCGACTTGCCACTCGTTGTAGCGGTCGATCGCACCGCCGGTGCCTTCGACGTTGGCGATCACCTCGGCCTCGCTCTCCGGCGTGGTGTAGTACACGATCTCGATGTCATAGGTCTCGACCTCCGGGGGCACGGCGCTCACCTTGTCAGTGAGCGGCCGGATGTCCTTTGCGTTGACCACGTCCAGCACCTTCGCCAGCATGGCAGCGTCAGGGATCCCGCCGCCTTCCAGCAGGGGCACGATCTTGACGCAGCCCTCCAGCGTGCGGGTGATGATGATGTCGATGCTCTCGGCGGCCGAGAGGCTGCCCTTGAGCGTGATGGTCAGCAGGCCGTCGGTGTAGTCGACGGTGTAGTCCGTGTCCTTGACCGCCGCCGTGCTCTGCCCGTGGGCTTTCACGACGAGGGTGTCGGTCAGGAGCGTGCTGCCGCCCTTGAAGGCTTTGCCGTCGTAGACCGTGAGGGTCTCGCTGACGGTTTCCTTCTCGCTGACGGCCCTCGCGTCCACGATGGAACTGTCGGCCGTCATTACCCAGTAGATGTAAGCCTGTTCGGGGCCCGCGGTGGATCTCTTGGCGGGAGCCAGGCGGATCCGCTCGCGGAGGCGGTTGTCGCCTTCGGTGGTGTAGGGTTCGCCGTCATCGCCTCCGGCTGTTTCGGTCAGGTTGGTGACGGACTCGATGTAGGGGATCAGGTCGACGAGGGTGCCGATCGTGCCGGCTGCGTAGCCGTTGAACTTCGTGCCGTTGCTCACGGCCGAGGTCGGCACCTCCACAGAGTAGGCGCCAGCTTGCAGCACAGCGATCTCGTCGGTGGCAAAATAGTTTTCGCTGTCCGGCGTCACCTTCGTCCATTTCGGAATGATGATGTTTTTCTCCTGCGGCGTGGAGACGGAGAAGCGCATGGTCGTCTTGGCCGGTGTGCCTTCCAGTCGTTTCACGTCCTGCCGCTCGCCGATGGCGTCCAGCACCTCGCCCCTCGCATAGCGGAGAAGCGTCTGCCGGCCGACGTCGTTGAGGCTGTTGTAGAGGGCAACGAACACGGGCACGAGAGCCTCGCCGAAGATCCGGCGCTCGTCGCCCGGGTAGAGCGGCTCACCGGCGCCCTTTTCGAGCTCGGTGATGATGGTCTTGTATAGGGTGCTCGCGTCTGTCGTGGTGAGTTTGATGTCCTCGCCGTAGATATTTGTCGCGTCGCTCACGCTGTTCACCTCCTTCATGTGATGTTCTCGATGCTGGCCCGCAGCTCGAAGTCGCCGGTCTGAGCGGTCAGGGCTTTCAGGTCGGAGTCACTGAGCTGCACGCGGGGCTCGTAGGTTTCCACAACGAACTCCACGTCGGCGGCCAGATCGGTCGCAGCGGTTTCGCTCGGCTTGTCGATCAGCGTGCGGTCGATCCCCTTGATGCGCTCGTAGGGCACCTCCCCGCGGATGGTCTTGAGGAGGTTCTGCACGCAGATCTCGGGCGCTCCGTTGCCAGATGCTTTCATTGGGATCACCTCGCTTTACTTGAGCTGCGCATTGGTTGGCTTTTTGGATGCTTTGGCGCTGCTGGAGGCTCCGACGTTCACAGCCGAGGAGCTTATGCCGAGCTCCTTGTAGGTGGCGATGCCTGCCGCCGACTTGGAGCTGCTGCCGCTCTTGCCGCTGTTGCCGGATTTTCCAGAACTGGCCTTTTTGCTGCTGGCCTCCTCGGCGTACTCGGTCAGCTTGATCGTGATCTTGCCGGTCAGGATCCTGCCGAGGTTGTCCAGCTTGGTGTCTGATAGGCTCACGCCCGTGAGCTGAAGGTTGGCCGGGCCGAAGCGCCGGCCGGCCAGATAGAAGGGGGCATACTGCCCGACCAGCGCCGTCCACGACTCGTACTCGCTGCGCACGTCGCAGCCGACCGCGGCGGCCAGATCGAAGTCGAAGCTCATGCTTTGCAGCTTGAGCGCCTTGGTCTTGGTCGCCGGGGATCCGGCTTTGTCGTCGCTGTTTTCCGTGTCGAGCTCGACGCTGTGGGAGATGCCGTTGAGTGCGGCGATCCTCTGGCTGGAGACGCCCCACGTCTTGCCGTTCCACGATGCCATGACGGCCATGTCTATCCCTCCTTACTGTGGGCCAGAAGTGGTGCCGCCTCGGCTGTCTGTGTGAGTGTGGCCGGTCAGGCTGATGCCCGTGGCTGTCACGTCTGCCGACGGGACGCTGATGCCCTTGTCCTGCATCGTGAGCGCGCCCTTCTTGACGGTGATGTCGCCCGGGACGATGCCGCCCCACTCTCCGTCCATGCGGGAGAGGATGATGCCGGTGCCGTCCTCGAACATAGCGTAGGCGACTTCTGTGCCGGGGGTCAGGTTTCCCATCTCCCCGCGCAGATACCACGGGATCGTCAGCGGCCGCGTGACCATGCTGTCGGCGGTGCTTGGGAGCACTCTGGCCGTGGTTTTGTCTCCGTTCCTGTCGGCCTTTCCCTCCACGCTGGAGATCTTGCCCTTCTGGATCATTTGGTTGTTGCTGTTCATCAATATCCCTCCAGTGGCTTGCGGAGGTATAGCTTGCTCCGCGTCTTGACGTAGTCGTGCCGGATCCGGCTGATGAAGGCCGTGCCGTCCCACGACTTGACGCCCTCGGTCGCCAGCGTGACCACAGAGCCCGCCGCATAGTCTCGCAGCAGCGAGCCCGTCCAAAGGGTGCCGACGGTCGCGTTTTTGTTGGCGTCCCGGAGCAGGCCCTTGGCGAAGCGGTCGGCCTCGCTCTGGTCGGTCATGCGGAAGGGCAGGATCCGGCGCAGTACCTTGTCGCCGCCGCTCGGGGCTGTGAAGGTGCCGATCAGGCCGCCGTTGACTGCTTCGGCCGAGCCGTAGGCGTTGGTGCCCTCGTCGCGGTACTCGAAGTCATTGGCCGGGGTGATGGTGATGGTGTCGACGGGCTGCTGGCTTTCCATGCGCGCCTCATCGTAGACGACCAGCTTTCCGTCGTACACCAGAAACGCCGCGCCCTCGAGGGTGCAGCGGTTCTGAAAAAATGCGAAGTCCGCGAGATTGTTCTGCTCGACGTAGTCGTAGGTCTGGTCGGTGATCCCGTAGGTCTCGAGCGTCAGGCCGTGACGGCCGGCGATCTCTTGGGCCAGTTGCAGGAACTTGACCTTTTCCCACGATTTGCTCCGCGTATCCTTCGCAGACTGCGGGACGGAATAGGCCCGCAGGGTGATGATGCCGGACTCGGGGACGACGCTTTCGACGAACATTTTGCCCGTCTTGGCAGCGCCGTCCTCGATGGCGATGGTGTCGCCCTTCTTGGGGTTCCACGAGTCCCACAGCTCGCGGGTGTCGTTGAGTTTGAGTAGCAGCTCGTCGCTCTGCTTTTCGGCGTACATATCGTGATAGCAGCGGTGGACGCTGATGTCCGGGTAGATGTCGACGCCTTCGTATAGGATTTTCACGGCGTCACCTCCTCCACGGCGGCAGGGTCTCCGGCGTCTCCACGGTCTCGACGATCGGGATCCGCACAGCCTCGCCGCCCTCGAAGATCAGCACGTCGCTGAGGTCGGGGTTGGCCTCGATGATGGTGCTTGCCATGCGCTCCTCGTTATAGGCGACGAGCGCGATGCTGTCGAAGGTGTCGCCGCCCTGCGCCACATAATCAATAAAGCCGACTGTCTGCTGTGACATAGGCGCCGCCCTCCCTTCTGCTGAGTGCCTCGAGGATGAAGTCGATGAACTCCGGCTCGAGGTCGCGGAGCTTTCGGATCAGGGCGTCCTCGTCGGTGTCGCCCTCGATCTTGATCTGCGGGGAGAAGGACAGCCCGCTCAGGTCGTAGACCACAGCGGTGCCGGAGCCGCCGCTGAGCAGCTCGTAGTCGCTTTCGCCGTCAGATGCTCCGAGCATCCGGCCCGCCTCGGCCCAGTAGGACAGGTTTTGCGAGCGGTATGCAGGGTTGAAGCTGATGACGGCCTCGGTCGGGTAGTGCGGATCCTCGCCAGCGATGGACGGGCCTCTCGTGAAGCCGCCGGTCGCATAGCCAGAGACGGACGCGCTGCCGCCGCCCCCACCTCCGAACAGGCCGGCGATCTTGGAGATGACGCCGGAGCCGAAGCTGACAATCTTCGATACCCAGCCGACGATCGTGCCGAGCACGCTGGCGATGGGCTCCAGAATAGACAGCAGCGGGGTCAGCAGTGGGGTGATGGCACCGATCAGGCTCAGGATCGGAGGGAGTAGCGCCTGAACGAGTTGCATCAGGGGATCAAGCAGCGGCATGATGACGCTGTTGACGATTTGCAGGGCCACCTCCAGCAGCGGGGTGATGACCGGCAGCAGGCTCGAGATGATGCTCACCAGCACAGGCAGCACGGCGCTGACGATCTGCGTGATAATAGGGAGCACGGTGGCGAGCAGGCTGGCAATAGGCGGCAGGATCGCGGAAACAATCTGCATGAGTGGCGGGAGGAGCGTCTGCACGAGGCTGAGAAGCGGCGGGAGCAGAGTGCTCATTAGCTGCGTCAGAACGGGCAGAAGGTCGGCCGCGAGCTGAGAGATCAGGGGCAGAACGTCCTCGAGGGCGTCGGCCGCGCCGGTCAGGAACTCGTCGACAAACGGGGCCGCAGCCTCGACCGCCTTGGAGATGGCCGGAGTGATCTGCTCCATCAGCTTTTGCAGGGTCGGCATGAACTTGTTGAGCCCGTCGAACACAGTGTTCGCCATAGGCTTGAGGGCCACTTCGAGCCCCTGCTTCATAACCTGAAGCCGCTCGGCGAAGTCGTAGGTGTCATCGGCTGCGCCGGCGATTGTCTCGCCGTTTTCTTGCAGCTCAGCCGTCAGGTCTGCGACGGCCAGAGAGCCGTCTCGGATCGCTGCGGCCATCGTGGAGCCCGCCCTTGTACCGAAGATCTCCGACGCGATGCTGGCGGCCTCTGCGGCCGTCCCGGCGTTTTTGATCTTTTCGTAGTACATGGCGAGCCCGTCGCTGGCGCTGATGCCCTCCTTGGCAAGTGTGGCGACGCTCTTTTTCATGGCGCCGAGCACTTCGTCGGTGTTTACGCCGGCTTTGTCGAGCTGGCCCATCAGGGCGCTCGCCGTCTCGAAGGAGTAGCCCATCTCCTGAAGCTGCGGGCCGAACTTCTGCATATCTGCCATCAGATCCGTGAAGCCCATACCCGTGCTCTGGCTGACCTTAAAGATGTAGTCCATAGCGCCGCCCATGTCGTCGGCGTCGATGTTCCACTGTTGGAAGGCTTGGCTCGACTCCTCGATCACGCTGCCGAGGTCGTCCCCGAGCATATCGCTCACTTGGATGGCCTGCTTGGAGATCTCCTGAAGCTGCGGGCCGGTGAGGCCGAGGCGGGTGTTGTAGTCTGCGATCGCCTTGCTGGCGTCCTCCATTGTGGTCGGGACGCTCTTGTAGACGGCGTCGAAGTCATCCAGAAGCCCATCCAGCGCGTCGCCGGTGGCGCCGGTTCCGATGCGGATAGCATCAGCAGCGTCATCGAAGGACGCGCCGAGATCCTTCATGTACTTTCCGGCCTCGACGACTGCCTTGCCTGTCGCCACAGCGATGCCGCCCACGGCTGCACCAACGGCCAGCGCCTTCACGTTCAGGCCGCTGATTTTCTTCTGAGCCTGTTCGATGGCTTTGCCGAGTGATGGGTCGATGCTGCCGGCCAGATTGACGACCGCCTGCATCGTTTTTCCGTTTGCCATGTGCGTCACCTCCTTCTGATGTGGGGTTTCTTAAAGCTGGCCGCACGAGTCGGCCGGCTCGCTTGGAGCCGCTTGGCCTCCTCGACGGCCTCCCCGTATTCGGTCAGGAAGTCGGTCAGCCTTCGCTCTCCGAGGTCTCGCGTCGACGTGTGGAAGGCTCGGGCGTAGTCTCGGATTGCGCGGCGGAGCTGTCGGGGGTGTAGGGTTCCTCCGACTTCCCGGAAATAAAATCCCGGCCGATCCTCATAATCTTCATAACGTCGTAGCCGCGGACGCGCTCGAGGTCGGAGATGTCGATCTCGGGGTTGATGGCGATGATGGCGGCGAAGCCGAGGTAGAGGTGCAGGCCGTAGTCCAGCTCGGCCGCGCCGGCCGCGTTGCCGTTCTTGGAGCCGCTGGCGCTCAGCTTTCTGGCGTCAGCTTCAGCAAACGCCTGTGCGGTGATCTCGCTGATGTCATAGGTCAGCTCGTCGTAGCTCTTGCCGTTGATCTGCACGGGGTTGTCGAGCTTGATGGTGTTCTTCATTGGGTGCGTCTCCTTTCGATAAATAGAGGGCGCCGCATAGGCGCGGCGCCCTTCGGGTTACAGCAGGCTGCGGATGTCCTTGGCGTAGTCGACGCCGCCGACGCGCAGGATCGTGTTGAGCTGGTCGATCAGCCAGTATTCAGCGCCGCCGACGTAGAGCTGGTAGCGGCTCACGGCAAACGTGGCCTCGTTCTCGCTGGTGTTGCCGGGATCCACAGAGAGGCCCGGGATGCCCTTGGAGACGCAGCGGAGGAACGCCTTGCAGCCTTCGGTCTTGGTGGAGCCGTCGGCCTGCTTCACGTCCTGAGCCCAGCGGATCTCGATGGTCTTGCTCTCGAGCTTCATCATGTTCCGCAGGCCGAGGTCGATGCCGATCTTGGTGATGGACGCCTCCATAGCCTCGATCTGGCCGAGGATGGGGGCGGTGTAGGTTCCCATAGCCTTGAAGTCAGCGGTCACGGGAGTGACGGCCGGCAGCGAGATGGTCACGTCTTTGGCGACGAGGGTGCCGCCGATGTAGACGGTGTCGGCGAGGATAGGGCCCTTCAGGTCGAGCCACAGGTTTGCCATTACTCGTCACCTCCTCGTATTATAAAAGAGTAGTATTTATAGACCGCTCTCCAGCGGTATGCTACACTGTATGGGATGCTGTG